ACAAATCTTAGAAGCGAAGAAATTCGTGCATTGAATTGGTATAATTATTTTTGTGACAACAAGCAAGCAAAAACGTTTGTTGTCGAATACATGGCTAGCATTGATAGACCAAAGGAAGAAATTTCTTTAGTCGCATCAAGTGACGCATCTATTCCAGTACAACTTGGTTGGGTAGCACGTATGATGTGTATGGGTTACGAACCATCCGAATCATTCAAAAAATTCTTTGTCAAAGAATTTAAGACTGCAATAGAGAATGCAAAGAAAACCAAAAAATCAAAAGCACCTGTAGTTGCATCAACCGCACCAGTCGTTAACATTCAAGATAGAATTCGTGAAAAGGCTTCAGAAGAAGTTGGTGAAATCGAAGGTCTTGTTGATGACTTTATTGCAGGCGGCTGTAAGTCTGCACCAGATATGCAATCATATCTGAAAGGTAAAGAATTATCTGCCGTTGTGCAAAAGCGTATGTGTGAAGTGTTCATCAAACGTTCTAAAGAATTCGAAGAAGTGATGAATACTTCCGATGCTGATATCAAAGAAGGTTATTCTAATTTCAGTAAAGTTCAATTGCGTAAAGTAAAAGAGTTCTATGATACGATTGTTGCTGAAACAAATCGTGGTGCAGAAAAGAAACCTACCCGTAAAGCACGTAAAGTAAAAGAGAAACCTGCAAGTGTGATTGCCGCTAAAGTGCAATACATGAAAGATTTTGCTGAGTTGAATTTGAAAAGTGTTCTACCAGAAAAGATTGTTGGTGCGAATCAAGTGTGGTTGTATAATACCAAAACAAAATTGCTTGGCATGTACAATTGCGATAATGCAAAAGGTTTGACAATCAAAGGCACGACAATTCAAAACTTTAATACTGAAACGTCCATTGGTAAACGTTTGCGTAAGCCCGAAGTGACTGTTAAGCAAGTACTTGATGGTGGTAAGATTGTGCTAAAGAAACTGCTAGATGGATTGACAACTAAGCCTGCCGAGTTGACAGGGCGCATTAACTCTGATACAATTGTTGTTAGAGTAATAACTGGATAACCAAAATGATTTTGATTGACTTGAATCAGGTAATGATTTCAAACCTGATGATGCAGATAAATTCAAATGCATTAAACGCAATTGATGAAAACATGGTGCGACACATGGTGCTGAATAGCATTCGCATGTATAACATGAAATTCAAAGACAGCTATGGTGATATTGTTATCTGTTGCGATGATAAGAAATACTGGCGTAGAGACTACTTTCCTTACTACAAAGCTGGTCGTAAGAAAGACAGAGAAGCATCTCCTCTTGACTGGAATCTAATCTTTGAAACGTTAAACAAGGTGCGTGATGAAATTAAAGAATACTTTCCGTACAAAGTGATTCAAGTTGACAAGACAGAAGCCGATGATGTGATTGCTACGTTGACACACAAGTTTGGTGTTCCACTTAAAAACAGTTCTACTGAAAAGATTCTGATTTTGTCTAGCGACAAAGACTTTATGCAATTGCAGAAGTTCGCAAACGTAGAACAGTATAGTCCAATGGGTAAGAAGTTCTTACGTACCAATACGCCAGAAGCATTCTTGAAAGAACACATTATCAGAGGCGATAGAAGCGATGGCATTCCCAACTTCATGTCTTCCGATGACACATTCGTAACAGAAGCCCGTCAAAAACCTGTAACTGAGAAAAAGCTAAATAAGTGGTTAGAAGAAGAACCTGAGTCTTTTTGTGATGAAGTGATGCTGAGAAATTACAAGCGAAACGAATTGCTGATTGACCTGTCTAAGATTCCAACTGAGTATCAAGAAAAGATTCTTGATGCTTATGAAAATACCCCTAAACGTGGTAGGGAAAAACTACTTAACTATTTTATCCAAAACCGCATGAAGCAGTTGATGGAACATATACAGGAATTTTAAAATGGCTATTGATATTAGCAAAATGACTATACCAGAATTGCTTACGCATATTTCTGAATTACCAGCCGCAAAGAAAGCGACTGCATTGAAACAGATTGCAGATTTGACACCAGAATTAAAAACTGTTCTCAAGTATACATTTCATAAAAATATACTATTTGAATTGCCCAAAGGTGTTCCTCCTTATAAAGCTATGGAGACTCCAGAAAATTGGGGGCATAATAGACTGCCTAAAGAGTTAAGAAAGTTTCAGTATTTTCTAAAGGGAAGTAATCTAAACCCTATCAAACGTGAATCAATTTTTATTGAGGTTCTTGAAACAGTTTCACCCGAAGAGGCTAAACTTGTTTTGATGATGAAGGATAAAAAACTTACGTACAAGGGCATCACTAGAAAACTTATTGAAGAAGCGTTGCCTGAAATCTTGCAGGGAGAATCAGAGTAACAAAATGGCAAAGACAAAAAAATATTCCAGTTTCCGAGACTTCTATGAAGACGAAGGTCGAGTAAGGAAACCGAAGTTGAACGAATCTAAAAAACAAAAAGATAAGTTCAAGCATCAAACAAAGTTTATCGATCCAAAAAATCTTAAAGAAGATGATTGGGACGAATTTGAAGAATTTGATGAAGTAAAATAACTGAGTAATATATTATGAAAAAAGAATTGGATGAAGCACTAGTAGCGAAGTACCCAAAGATTTTTAAATATCGGCATGCACCGATGACACATACTGCTATGTGTTGGGGTTTCGATTGTGGTGATGGTTGGTACAATATCATTGATGCATTGTGTGGAAACATTCAAAGCCATGTTACCAATAAACGCAATTATCGTGCGAGAATATTAAAATTTAATCGTGCGTTGAAACGTGCATTGGCTGGAGACACATACCCACTTCAAATGCATTTTACGTTTAGTGGTAAAACAGAACCAGATGAGTGGGGAATCGAACAAGCTAACAATTCAATTGTAAAAGCAGAATTCAAAGAAGTTCCACCACCTATGCCACACATCACAGCAAGTCAAGTGAAAGAGAAATTCGGCGGATTGCGATTCTACACTAATGGTTATACTGATGAAGTGCGTGGAATGATTCGCATGGCTGAATCAATGTCATATCGAACATGTGAAGTGTGTGGTAATTCTGGTCGTTCAAACAATCACGGATGGATTTCAACATTGTGCGATACACACCGATTAGAACGTGGTGAAGACTTGCCTCAAAACGAGGAACTAGAGTCTGAAAATTGAATACAAAAGTACTAAAAACCCCTTCCAAGCCGTCTTTGACGGCTTTTTTGTTGTCTTTTTACAACAAAATGTAAAATAGTTGTTGACGTACCATTCGAACCCTGTATAATAGATTCTGTAGTGAGTAAGATTAATAGGAGATTTAGATGCTTACAGTTTTGATGATTTTTGCAGTAGTGATTTTGTTTGGTGCCGCAGTTAGTGGTTCTGTTAAGACCCTCGGCTGATTTTAATTTTTAAGGAAAAGAAAATGATTGACGGATTTAACGAATATCTAGATTGCATTAAAGCTGACTATATCAAGTGGCAAGGTGATACTCCTACTGAAACACAAAAAACAATGGCGCAAGATTTTTGCGATTCCTTGTCCTATGAAGTTGGTCGTAGTTACATCAAAGTAATTACTGGTCGTAAAGGTAGCGGTCGTTCCGTGCATTCGTTTGTTTGTCTCCGTGACATGGGCAAGTTCACAAAGGGCGACATTTTGAAAGCGGCTGGTTGGTCGGCACCTGCAAAGAATTTTGCCCGTGGTAACACGATGGCACGGACTTTTCAGAATGTTCGTTGGATGGGGGCAATGTGAATACCAAAGTATTCAGTTGCAAAAAAACAACAGAATTGAAAATAGTTGTTGACAAGTGTGCCCATTGTGGTATACTAGAGTCTAGAGATTGAGAAAAGAAAAGGAAATTTGAAATGCGTACAAAAACTTACATTCAGGGCTTCAAGAATTCACAGAAAATTCGTGTGATGTTTGACGGAATTGGTGTCTACACCACCGTTGCTGGTGTGTCTAGTGTGTTTGCTACATACACTCATTCACAAGCGGCTAATGATGCTCTGTTGCGTTTGTCTTACATGCGTTACATGGCACAAAAAGATGGTGCGTTAGTTCCCAC